GTTTCTTTTTTGCCTAACAAAGCCATAAAAAAGTACCTCCTTTATGATATTCATTTTATTATTAATATATACCATAAAGAAGGAAAATAGAAGCAAATCTGTAAATTTTACAACACCTGGTCAATATAGCCCATCTCGGGCTTTTCTTTTTCCCCGCCGCCGCTTTTCCCGCCGCCGTGCAGTCCTGTATGGACGTCCATTAACGCATACAGCTTGCGCGGCGCGCAGCGCCAGAACTCCCGCTCGGTCATCCTCAGAACAACCGTTCCGCAGTAATATAAAAAATCCCAGTCCCAGCCTTCGTCATCGTCTAGGCCGGGTTCTGGGAGTTTTTTTCTTCGCCGCCTTCGGGCAGACTGCTACCCAACGCTTCAGTTATAGCGTCAACTAATGGCATCATGTTTCTAAAATCAAGCAGATTTTCCACTTTTCCCTGTGTAAGACTTTCATCTTCGTGTACCAATCCTGCATAAATCAGCGTAGAAAGGGCGTCAAGGCTTTCTTCGGTTAAATCGCCGCCCTCCATTTTTTGCAGTATGCCAAAAACCTTCTGCAGGCTGCCATATTTTTTTAAGATTATCCGCATGGCAGCAAAAGTGTACCTGATGTGACGGGGCTTATCGAGAGTAATTTCGACGCCTTCGTAAGTGATATTGTCGGGCATAATAATTTTGCTCCTTTCGTTCTTCTGCAAACTTAACAGGGAGAGTGCCGCCTCACACTCTCCCTGCGCATGTCTCTTCACGCCTAGGCATTTTACGTTTACTTACTTACGTTTCGTCAGACGCTTCATATACCTCATCGAACCATGTATCAAGATCAATTTCCGGGTTATCCGGATCTAAATCGTCTTCATCAACAATAGCCTGCCATGCATCGTCGTATATCCGCTTCACGAATGTGCCTGTAATCGTCGGCGTCTGGAACTCCGGGGTATCTTCTTTTGTTTTGTATTCCTGCTCGGGTAGATTGAACTTGCCCTTGTAAAGCCAGACATAGCGATATTTGCCGTTGCTCTTGACGCTCCTGAACCCTATCGCCACATAAGGGGCAACGTCGTCGGCGCTCCGGTACATTACGCCGCTCGTAACGGTATGCCCCAGCAGATCTGCCTGGACATCTAAAGGCAAATCCTTCACGTTCAACTCTACCGTAATCTCGCCCAGGGCGGTCGCCACCTCATCGGGGCCGTCGTCGGCGTACAACGTCGCCGTATTTGACGTCGGACTGATTCTCGCATTGATTGCTCCGGCGATTTGTTTAGGCTTGTCGGTGCCGCCTGTTCCGTAATCGTACTCAACGCCTGTATCGTCGTCCGTTTTCAATTTTATATAATGCAGGTCTCTTAAGCCTACTTGCACTCCTGCCATGGAGCTTACACCTCCTTAGTCAAAGTCTTTATACTATACAACCGCACTGAACCACGTCGCCCCCTGGGTAAATCCCGTAGCGTCTTCGTCACCAACCGATTGCCACCTGCTGTCTTTGATCCGCTTTACAAATGTCCCGACAAGAGTCGGCGTCTGGAACTCCGGGGTATCTTCTTTTGTTTTGTACTCCTGCTCTTGTAGCTGGAACTTGCCTTTATACAGCCACACATACCGATATTTGCCGTTGGATTTCAGGCTTTTGAAGCCGATTGCCACGTAGGGTGCTGCGTCGGTGGCTTTTTTCACCATAACTTTGTCGTCGCCTATGGTATGTCCCAGCAACACAGCCTGCACGCTGAGAGGAACGTCTTTTGCAACTATCTCAACAGTTATCTCGCCCAGGGAGCTGACTATCTCGTCCGGGCCGTCGTCGGCGTAAAGCGTTGCAGCGTTCACGGCAGGGCTTATCCTGGCGCTAATTGCTCCGGCAATATTTACCGGGGAATCATAGCTAATCGTTGTGCTGCTGTCTTCTGTCAGCCGCGCGTAATGCAGGTCTTTTAGGCCTATCAGCACTCCTCCTGACATGGGCCTACACCTCCTTTAAGATTCCGTACCGTAAGGCACGGTGGTAAACCTTTGTATCGTCCTCAAACAAATCGGCTCCGCCTGTTCTGGCGAAGCCGATTGATTTCATTATTCTGTCCACTTCAACCGCTATGGGGTCGGGGTTCTCTTTACTCCAGATGTCCACCTGGTAGAGCATCCGGGATGAATATGCTGCGTCGTCGGCGTAATTGGCATCGAAATTTGTGATCTCGAAAAAGGTAATCCTGGGATATTCGTCGGCATCTGGGGCGCGGACGGCATAGACGCGAGAACCGCCGAGTTTGCCCGTAAGAGTCGTGTCGCTTGTCAGCGCTGTTTTAATGGCGCTTTTCATGGTAATCATCGCTTTTTCACAATCTCCTCCCGCAGCACCTGCGCCATGCGTTTAAATATCTCGCCGCGTTTTTCTTCAAGAGCAGGCCCCATGAAAGGGCGGGCGGCCATTTTTGTCGTCCCAAACTCCAAAAATAAGCCGTAGAAAAACTTCTTGGCCGGCCCCACGCTGACATGCTTAATGCCCGTTGAAGAGGTTTTGACGTTGGATTTGACGATGTTGTCGGCCAAGTGCTCTTTAGACAGTTTAGAGCGCGGCGCCCGCCGGCTCATTTCTTCCCGCAAAATTTCAGCGCCTTCGCGCAGGGCCTTATTCTCGGCCCGGGTCGCTATTCTCTCACCGATGGCGTTTAGTTCTTTGAGTAGCTCGTCCATGCCGGTTAACTCGACTTTAGCCACTACCGGTCGCCTCCCCCATGATCTGCAGCCACTTGCGCCGTCCGCCAAGGTCAATCGGCGGGCCTTTGATCTCGTAGTCCTGGCTGTCCCAGCGCAGGCGCATATCTGCCGTTATACCACGCCGGTAACGTATCGTGAAGCGTACCTGGTGCTGGGCTTGTGCTGCTGCGGCCTGGAAATATTCACGCCCAGCGAGGGGTTCGACTTTCGCCCAGGCAGAAAAAAGCGGCTCCCAGGTTTCGGTAGGGTAGCCGTCAGTATCAGTAGTGGTTGCGGCTTTTTGCAGGATTAAAATGCGGTGGCGGAGGGTGCCGGGATTTACGGCGGAGTTCAAGCTCATCGTCCATCACCTCACCCCCGCACGATTTCTTGAACCAGCACAACAGTCACGTCTTTATTTGTCGGCGCATCGCTGGCCGTCAACGTAATTTTCCCGCCCAGGAAACGCGGGAAATAATCAAACGGGCCGAATATTAGCTGCTGCTCGCCCGCGACGGTCAGCTCAAGTTCCTGCCCGTCAGAATCATACTGCGGGAAGTATATGTCGGTTGTGCCGCCGGAAAATTGAACGGCTTTAACGGCTTCCGTGAACGGCGTAGAATCAACCCCGGATGCCACGGCGGTAAAACCGGGGATGCCGGAGTCTTCCACGCCCGGTTCTCCGTTTATGGCGGCGGCAACAAGCGCTGCGGTATTTTTACTATTGTCGGGAATAAATGTATCATTGTCTGCTTTCATTGCCAAAGTGACCACAATAACCGTTTCTTCAAGAGCAACCTCAAGGTCTGTTGCGGCATCTACCTCGGGAACGACCACTTTAATGCTGTATTTATCGCCTTCAATTCCGGGTTCGTCGCATGTAACAGTGACAACGCCGTCGCCTTCGCTGATCTGGGCAGAAGCATTGGAGTCGTCTATTCTGACTTTCTGCTCAAGGGTAATGGTCAGCGCTTCCTCTGTCTGGCCTGCATTGTCGATCGCTATTAAGACAGGCCCGCGTGCCGGGGGCACGATTACAGTATCGGTTTTTGTATCCCCGTCCCAGGTAATTTTTTTCAGGGCAAGGGTTCTTTGGCTTAACTGAGTCCAACTTTGAGGTAGTGTCATGTTTTTTCACCCCCGTTTGGGGTATTTTCGATGTTGTTAAAGGCATTATTCAGGGCTTTCTCAGCGCTTTCTCTGCCCTTGATGCGCGTTCCGTCGGGGAGCTCATACCAGCCGCCGCCGATGTGTTTAGGCAACTCGATGCAGTTGCACTTATCCGTCGGTTCAACTCCCGACTCTATCTTCCCCGCCAATTCATCCTCCGGCTTGTCTGTCTGCTCCCCTATCGCCTCTTTGCTCTGTAAATACTCTGCTCGCTTTATGTCCTCTGTTTCGTAAATATCGCCTATTTTATAGCGAATTTTGGTGTATTTATCACGAAATTTCTTAATTACCGGATATTTCATGCGGATTCCTCACCTCCGCCGTAATCTTTGATCTGCAGGATTATCGCCGTCATAGCCCGGTCGATTTTGCCTTTGTCGTCGCCGTCATAAACCAGGCTCACGTACAGCGAAACGGCAAGCTCGTACAAAGACAGTTTGCCGTCGTCTGCTTCTTCGTCCGGTTCACGCACTCCCGCATTTAGCAGGTACTGCTTCGCTGCGGAAATAAGGGAAGCGAGGAGCATATCGTCCTCGCTTCCATCAACCCTTAAATACCGTTTTATGCTGTTAAGCAACGTCATTCCGGGCATTTTAATGCCTCCTGGCCGCATATTCTTCTGCTTCTACAGAGCTGTTTCTACGACTTTAGCAATGCGGAAGGCCGATGCAAGTTTCTTGCGCTGGTCAATCCATGCGGTCAGCACCCAAATGTATTCGCCCTTATCCACGTCTTTGTCAGAGTCGTAGACAACCGCCGGATCATAGTTCAGGTGCATGTAGCTGAAGTCGCCAACGATGGGGCGTCCGTAAACGCCGTCGGTGTCGTAGATGGCCGCAGCGTCGCTGAAAAATACGGGTTTGCCGATGATCTCTTCCGGCTGCTTGCCGTACAGCGATACAGACTGGTTGCTGAGTTCCTTCAGCATTGTCACATAGTCGCTGTAGCGCATGCATACCTGCGCATTTTCGCGGAAGTCCTCATGCAGATCGGCGATGGCGTTCGTGATGGCCTCGTACATATCAGCGCCTTCAACTTCTTTAATGACGGAGTTGCTACTTTCATCGAGTTCATAAAAACTCATGTGCTTTTCAGCGGCAACGACGGGCAGCGGAGAAGGTGAACCGTCTCCATGTGCAAACGAAACTTTCTTCTCCTTCGCTGCAAGACCGGAGCGCAGGGCATTCTCAACGTAGGTCACCAGGTCAAGGTCAGAGCCGTGCAGCACGGTGTCACTGATGCGCACTTTAACTTTAAATTTGAACTTGCCGAAAGAAACTTTATCGCCGGTCGCTTTGATTTCATTGGCGGCAT